TTTACTATTAGGTTATTCCTCTTATCTTATATGGAATAGTAATAATTTAAGTATAAATAGTAAACATTTTTATTTATTTTTATATGCTATTCAGGTTTTACTTGTTATGGCTTGGTGGCCTTATTTTGTATACTACCCTAACAAATTATTTTCTACAGTGACTCTAATCTTGTTAGCTATTTTTGCACTAGTTATTACAGTAATGTTTTTTCCCATTAATATGGTTGCCGGTTATTGTTTAATACCATATGTTATTTGGTTATCATTCGCATCTTTCTTAACATCACAGACATAAGATAACATTACGTCAAACTTCAAATATTCTTTCAATATTTTTAACAAGATTTACTTTATTTAATACCATTTCTTGGTCTATTTTATATTCGGCAATATATTTATTAGGGTTTCTTAATACGCTATGAATAATGATAACATCTCTAGTAATATTTCCCGTAAGTCGAATAGTATGTTTTGGAAAATATTCTTCGACTCTTTTACACCCCCAGTATAGTGGAACTGTATTGTTTATAAGTGGGTTTACTATTTTCTCCGTAAAATAATGGTCATGACTCGTATTCTCAATTGCAATCGTAAACAAATAATTTTTGCACATATCCTCCATCGACTTAAAACCACCCATTATATTTTTATTGTTAGGGAATTCCCGTTTATAGTTTTCCACACCATTACCCCATATATCGATGGGCCAGTTATATTTTAAAATATGGCGAGCAATTATGTGACGATATTGGTGACCGGGTGTATATGTTTTATGCGACACCATAATTGACATTAGTTTTGATTTTTGTGGTCTAAAAGGCAAAGGTTTGGGTGTTTCATAAAATAGAAAACCATGATGTCCTACAAAAGTTGGTGTTGGGAATTTATCAACAGAACCGATGAAGTATTTTCCTATATTTTTTAGCGCATAGTCTATAAAATTATTTTGGTGAATTTTTAAAAATGGTGTATCATGTGGTTCTTGAGCAAGCCCGATAACATTTTTAGGTGGTACTTGTAAATTTGGAGGAGTAGGACAGTTCAATATAATTGCATGTGTATATGTTTCCGTTGTTGTAAAATATATTTTTTCAGTTTTACCATAGTAGTCTATATTTTGAACAAGACATGCTCTTTCGTATTCTTGTTTACAATGTCCCGATACACAGTAGTCGCTAAAAAATTTAACTCTTATATACTTCGACCTAAAATCATCTAATACTTTTTTGAACACGATTGTGTTATAGCATACTTTATAATGTAAAAAGGTTTCATTATCATTATGTTTCACTACTATGTCGTTCATGTTATATAATACACACTGTTGAATAGCTAGTTGAACCCATAGAATATTAAGTATTATGTTAATTTCTAAAAATGGGTTGACTGCTTCTAGGTATTTTAAAATATTCTTTTTAATAACTACCGTTGAATTTATAAACGGATTTATTTTAAGTATATTATAATGGTATAGTTCCCCTTCTGGAATACACGATACTTCACTTTCATATCTACTTTTACTCCCTAATACATCAATTTTTGGATATTTTAAAAGTATACTTGTCTGCAACTCTAACTTATTTGGTACCCAAATATCATTCATATATAAAACGGCAATATGGTTATATTTACATTCATGTTCTGCCGCCTTTATCAGTGCTTTTGATGACGTATTTATTTCGTTTTCGAAGTACTTTATAATATCTATACGACTATCAATGTCCTTATAATTTTGTATAAAACACGTATCATTTTGTTTTACATTATATAGTACAATTTTTAATTCCCACTCTTTATATGTTTGATTTATAATAGAAGTAATCGAATCATCAAAAGCTTTATCTGTAATACTGTTATTTTTAATAGTATTATTGTCTAGTAAAGCTAAAATAGAAATCATTTATATAAATATTATTGTAATATAATGTTTATATAAAAATCTTTAATTTATTATTAGTTTATGAATCTTTGAAAATAACAAAGATTCATACAATTTGCATGCATGCATGCATGTATGCACTTAAAGAATACTAGCAACGGTTGCTACTTTACCTGCAATGTCACCTACTTTTTTAAATGTGGGGATAAATTTTTTAGTAAACCAGCTTTTAGACTCAGGTCCTGATGCGGAAGTATCAGCATTCACGGTAGTTGGTTTGCTAAAGTTTAACAAGTGGGTAGGAGAAGAAGAAGAAGAAGAAGAAGAAGAACTAGCGGTGAAGGTAGTTTGTGCGCAAACTCTACCGGGCAAAGCGGCATTGGGATAAAGAGAGTAGTTGAACATCTGTCAAGCGAAAGGGTGGAGGGTCAAAGTGGTTATAGTATAGTAAAATATTTTATTTTTATATTGTAACTAAGATTATTATATTATTATATTGTTATATTGTTTCTTATTAAATATCTAAACTAATAGTATTGCGTTCGGATTTAGGTTTGCGCTTTGTTTTATTAGGCATATTATCATTTTGCAAGTCTTTCAACTCTGAGATACTAATAGTGCTTCCTTTATCTTCTGATGCTTGATTTGCATTTGCACTCGATGATGACGGTGTGATATTTACGTTCTTCGTCTTTAATCCTGACAAAATATTATTAATATCAGATGGTCCTCTCATTTCAGGGCGAGGATTTTGAGGAAGAGGAGGAGGTGCACCACGCGTACTTTTTGATTCATAAGGATTTATATAATTTTCAGACAGATTTACACCATCATTCATATTTCCTCTTCCAAAATTTAAATCAGGGCGATTTGAAATATCACCTTCCCTTCTAGGAGCAGGGATTGAATTGGGACCTTTGGTTGCTACTGGTGGAGGAGGAGGTCTCTGATTATTAAAATTGCTAGGCGGTTGCTGTTGTCCACCACCACCACCACCACCCATACCTCCCATCATGTCTCCCATAAAGTTACCAAAATTGGGTGCTGATTGGGACATAGTATTTACTGCAGCCTGTGTAAACTGTTTCATGAGCTCAGGGTTTTGTCTCATAATATCATCCATACCGGGCATAGCGGATTTAAACATAGTATTTGTCATATGAAGCATAATTGCGCTTCCTCCAAGTTGAAAGAGCAACTTCAATTCGGGCGCCATCTTTGCTTTAGACTTGTATTTCTCGTGTAGTTCAGCAAAAATCTCATCATAGTCATCTACATTTTCATTGATTTGTTCTGACCATCCATCGAGTTTCAAGTCAAATGGATCAAACTTATTATTTAAAAACTCTATACCTGTAATTGCTGTCATAAGCAATTTTTGTTGAAACTTAATACTATTTTTCTTTTCTCTTTCTTCTACATGTGTTTCGTATTCACCTTTCATTTCGAGAAGAGATGACTCCATGGTATATTTTTTTGTAAGACGAATTCCCTTTGTCTCTAGTTCTTCTAGTTTCTGAAGGATTTTAAATTTCTCGCGAAGTAATTCTTCTTTGGACATTTGTGGAGTTGAGTCGAGAGGAGCATCAGGGTTCATAGGTACATTGTTAAATTTTCCAAAACCATCCCACGTTTTTTTATCAGGGTCGGTATTTGCCGTTGATGCACCAACACCGCTAGTATTACTTCCACCAACCGGTGGTCCACTTATTCCTCCCAAATTATGCTTAGAATCTGAATACCCTCCATCGCTATGGTCATCGGTATTATCATAGTTGTTTAATTTTATACTTGAACCACTAAAAAAATCAGATTTAAAATTTTTAGTTACTTTGCTAGGATTTATAGAATCAGATAACTCGTTTAACTCATCCTCTAGTTCATTCAAATCATCTAAATCAATATTGCCGTCTCCTCCACCCTTATTACCAGATTTTAATTTATCATTCATCAAAAGCTCTAAACCCCCACCAAAGTTTACAGTCTTAGAACCACTGCGACCGCCGCCACTTCTACTTCCTCCCATAAAACTATTATCAAGTTCGGATAAATTTCCAAGGTCAATGATTTCGTCAGCCATATTATTTATAATTTAGAACTTTAATTTTAAGTTTGTGCGCATTATAAATATTTATAATTAAATGTTTATAATTAAATATTTATAATTAAATGTTTATAATTCAATATCTATCATCTTTTTTAATGTAAGATAATAGATTCCTTGTAAAAAACAGTCGGCCAAGTCGTCTTTTTTTTTATTTTTCTCTAAACATCCTCTATATTTTTCAAATTGAGGTAATTTTTCTAATAATTCTTTTGTTACTTCTACACTTTCTATTTTTCGTTCAGTATATGTTGTTTTCTTTTTAGTGATAAACATTTTTAGTTTATTTGCAGCTGATATGAATTCTATACATGGTGTACCTCTCATTATAAAGTACTGCGCTATCATACCCTGAAGCGTTTTCATTCTACTTGCTATTGTGCTTATTTGGTTCTCTATAATTACAATATCTATTTTGTATTTTTCTAGCCCTCCCATTTTTCCTAAATCTCCCGAGTCTCCAGTATCTCCTATACTTGCGATATCGCTTGTAATTGTATAAGGGGATATAAATTTATCTAACTCAGTCATCA